CGTCTGCCTCGTCGTCGCGCACCCAGAGTTCATGCATCTTGACCAGATCAACGCCGAGTTCCGGAGACAACGACGGATTGGCCCCGCCGCCGCTTAGATCAACCACCCCCCCGCTAACCGCCGCCGTTCTTGAAAGGCTCGTATCCAGAACCGCCGTGGAGAGTACCTGCCCCATATAACCTGACGGATTGGAGCCGGAGCCTTGTGAATCGGCGTGTGACTTGATCTTCTTGTAAAGTTTATCGGCATCCGGCAAATGAGAAATCCTGCGCCACACTTCGGGGAGCGTTATATAGACGGTTTCGCAAAGCGCCTCTTGAGAGACCAGTCCATTTCTGGCTTCATCAAAGACTCCGAAGTTCCACGGCATGACCAGCCGCGAAGACAGTTTAATTCCGTCGCCGCTTTTCTTGGCCAACAGTTTTGGAATACACGCACCATAGGAAAGAGCGGTCTCGACCCCGGCGGCAAAAGTCAGATCAAGATTGCCCCGGCTCCATTCGCGCGTCAGCACCCGCGCTGCGGCCTGTCCTTGAAGGTTGATTGCCTTTTCATACGGACGCTCAAAATCAATGGTGAACCGAAGGTTGGTCGGACTGAAAATGTGGGACTGTAGTCGATCAATGTGAGAGAAAAGAAGGTTGGCCAACGCCAGCCCACCGGACCCGCGACCCATTTCAATCCATTGGCCGTAAACGCGATATGCTGCCGCGCGCTTCGACTGGCTGACGGTACAGGCGTCCTTTAGGTCGGTGGCGAAGGTAGTTAGCTTTTTAACGCCTCTCGGGACATGCATATCACTTGCCCTTCCCTGGCGCGTAGCTTCCCTGTCGGCCCTGCGCCTCTACAGTGCGCGCCATGGAATGGTGGCCTTCTGAAATCTGCTCTCTCATGCCGTTGCCGACTCTGGCATTCTCCGGCACCCCGTATTGCGCGGCCACGGCAGTATCGACAAATCCGATATTGGGGTTCGTCTTGTTGGCGTCCATCATCTCGGAAACTGGATTTGAGGGAAGTTTTGCCGGAACGTCGCCGGGCCGGATATTGTCTTTGAGGTCGGTAATTTTCATGGCGCTGAAATCGGACTTGCTGCCGCCAGTCATTTCGGCGGCGAGTTCTGCGCGCACTTCGCTCCCGGCTTCCATGTCCCGATAGGTCTTGTCTGCGTTCTTGGTCTTTTGGGATTTTATAGCGGCAAAGGATGGAAGTTTGATCGGCTCGGTGCCCATGAAGTTTCCGCAATTTGGGCAATGCTCAGGCGTCGGCTCGTCCTTGGTCATGTGCATAAAGGTAAATTCTTTTTCGCAATCCGGGCACTGATAGCGGCGAACAATCGGCATCACATCCTCCCCCACGTATGTCTGGTCCATGACTTTTGATTGCGCCAGCGTTCTTTTGCAAGGGATATTTTTGCTCGCGCGCGCGCTGCATTCTGGCGACCCATGTAAGCGTTCATCTGAAACTGGTTGAAAAGCTGGAACCTTGAACGAGGGTCAGCGGCCTTGCGCGCCGTCTCTGCGGCTTTGGTTCTGCGGTGGGTAATCATGTTTCTGCGGACGGCGGATTCCCAATGATGGATACCCAAAGCCAACGACATAACCCGATCATCCTTGGCACGTCCCTCGGCGGAAATTGAATCCCCGTTGCGAGTCAGGGTCCGCATTTCCTCCAACGTCTCCTTGCTGCGAATGGAAACAATATTACCGTTATCCATATCCCGCAGACGCTCCATGATGGCAATCTTGAGTTGGGTCGTCGTTTTAAAATGAAAGTTGTGGCCATGGGTCATAGAGTCGGAACGGGAAAAAATAAAGTTTTTGACGTTTGTAAAAATATTGCCCAAGCCCATTTCCTGCGCCTGTAATTTCAAGTAGCCGTCAGAGACAACCTGCTTCACCGACTTGATGGCGTTCCAGACCGCTTCGCCGGGACCGTTGATTTCCAGAATCATGTGGACCGGATTGTTCCAGCCTTCCGTACATCCGCTGTACCGTCCTGCAAGGGCCAGCAATAACCATGCAAACTGGTCGGTGGTAACGGTGGCGTCCGCGAACTCGGCCACCTGCTCAATCCCGTCCGCATAGCATTTTAAAACCTGACACGCGGAGCGGTCGTTATTCGGGTCATGGCCAAAAGCCGGGTCGGCGGCAATCACATAAACTGAACTCGGATCGGCGTCTTCCCAGATTTTGAGATTCACGTCGCGCCATGTTTGCGCGGGGGCGATGTTGCAGGTGAGAAATTCGGAACCGGGCCAGAACTTATATCCCTTGTGTTTTGTAACAGCCGCAATCTTGATGTTCTCGGTCAGCTTCTCGACATTGAAAAACTTGGAGCCGGTGGCCAAAAACATTTCTTCTTCGTCCCAGGGAAAATCCTCGATCTTGAATGAGTCTTCCGGGTCGCCGTCTTCGCGGAGTCCGCTCGGGTCGGTTTTCTTTCTCCACCACGCAAGCTGCTCGGGGGTAATGTCGTGGTCGTATTTTTCCCTGACGATCTTGATTCGCTTAGCTTCGACTTCCGAGGGAGCGGCCAGACCGTATTTCTCAAAGTCCCGATGGTCTCTTTGAATGGAATAGACTTCCTTACGCCACCAGCCGATGAAAATTGCTTTCTGGTGGGCCGAGTCGTTTTGGGCCTCGGTCCACATATTAAACCACTCGTTAAAACCACGGGCGGTTGATTCCCAAATATAAAGACGGTCTGAAAAGTTTTCGGCCAAGGAGTTCTTGAAGGCGCTAATGCCTTCCTGATTCTCCCATGAACACATTTCGCTACAGTGGGCCAAGTTGATGCCGCTTGACCGCCCGAGCGTTCCTGCCGACCGGCTCTTTTTAACACCCGCCGACATGAAGCGGATATTGGAGCCGTTGGCGAGTTTGAGCATATTTCGGTTGCGGCTCACAACTTTAGGGAATTTGATATGCTTGGGTAGGTTGTCGATCACCCACTCGATTTCGCCACGGGCCTCGTCTTTGTGTTCCCCGGTATCGTAAACCATGGCTCCCTGCATACCGGGATGCCAGCCAATCCAGAACAACATGAGAGGACGACAGGCAACGGAGATTCCGAGTTGCCGCGCCTTGCCGATCTTAAAATCATGGATGTCGTTTTCGAGACCGGAAAACACTTCATCATAAAAGAAGCGTTGCGATTCATAGAGGCATTCAGCGAGTTTGGTGTTGCCGCCTGTTTCCTTGGAATTTATGACGACCGCATCGAGAAATAAATAAAACGCCTCTTTGAACGAATCAACCTTAGCCTTATTCCATGCACCTGACATTTTCAGCTTTCAGAAAATTGGGTATCGCGGGCCTGAAAGAAACAAGCGACCCCATACCCAGACGGGGTTTTTGCAGACCGAGGCACTCGCCGTCTTATCCTCGCCGGGCTAACCCGGTTATGGCTTGATGAAGTTTTTTTGATTGAGGACAATGGCCTATCCTTTGCAAGGGTGTGGGCAGGATAAACCTAATTAGGCGGCGCGGTCAATATTTCCTATCGTCCGCCGTATCCGAGGTGAAGTTTTTGGTCGAGTTGATTGATGGTCACTTGGATTTGACCGTTGATTAGGGAGAGGATGGCAACCGGGTCTTTCATGTCGGTCAGCATGGCGGAAATAACGATGGGTTCCTGTCCGTCTCCCTGCACAAGGCTTATGACAAAGGCACCGGAGACCTCTGCCTTGTTGCGGTCAATTGTCTCGGCCATTTTTGCAAACGGTTTGCTGAAATCGGTCATTCCATCATCCCTAAGGCTTTAGCCCCGAATTGAAGCGGCGGCGTTTTGTCCATTGTCAAAGTAGCACGGGACTTGGCCCAAAGATAAGCCGCGCCGATCAGTTTTTCGTCAAACGCGCGTTGGGCGTCGATGCTCATTTTCTTGTCGTGACCGTTTTGCATGATGCGATCAAGGATTCCGCACCATGTCGCCGCCGCCTGAAAATTGTTGTTCTCGACCAATTGGTTTTTTTCCTGCTCGTTGCGCGCGCCACGAACTTGACCTTCGGAACCGACGTTGTTGAGGTCGTCATGCAGGTACATGGTCATAAGAGGTTCGTGGATGTAATACATCCCCCTCTCGAACAGCGCCATGACCGGAAGGATAACGTCATTGGACTCGATGTGGTTGATGGGACCGTATTTCATGTAAAGATCGCGCGACCACGCGAAGCCGCCGGATGAACCGCACTGATGCTGAATCCCCTCCAGCATGGAAATCCATCTCGTATAGCGGTCGGGGAATCCGGTCTCGCCGGTAATGCTTCCGTCCTCTTTGGTGAATATCTGCTGGCAGACAATCCATGACGGACCAAATTCTTCGGCAATCTCCATGGTGCGCTTGACCCGGTCGGGATGCATTTCATCGTCCGCAGAGCAAAACAGGCACCAGTCGGCGTCAGTCTCGCCCATGACCCAATTGAAGTCGAGGTTGACCCCGGCGTTCATCCCGGCGAAGGCGTGTTCAGGGGGGCGAAGCCAGCGGACCTTATGACCACCCCGTTCCCATCCGCCTTCGTTGTGAATAATCTCACCTGTAGGCTCTAAGACCCTTGAAATCCTTTCCTGAGTCCCATCCGTGGAAACAGGACCAAACAATATAATCTCCGTGGGATGAGTCTGCGCCAGCGCCGCGTTTAAACAACGCTCGATGTAATCCCGCTTATTATATACGGGGATAAGCAATGCAGCTTTCATTCCGGTTGCCTCTGATATTCGTAGACGCCCTTAACCTGGGCGGTCAATGCTTCCCCGACGCTTGGCGCGTTCATCACGGAACGGGCAACATTCACGGGCACCCCAAAATAGACGTATAGAGCGCCCGTGTTGAACTTGACGTGGAGATTCTGCGTCTCTTCGTCATACCCGATTTCCGCGACATTCGAGGAAA